CCATCCAGTCGGAGATTCGTGATCTGGAAATGTGGCAAACCCACCTGATTCTGAATACATCAATTTGGACATACAAATCTCCAAGAAAACCCCCGGACCGAAGTCCGGGGTTGTGCGGCAGATTACGAGGTTGCGAACGGAGTAGCCAGAGCACCAGCCCCGTGCAGTACGCCGTGAATTGCCCACTTAGTCGTGGAAATCGCAGTCAGCATAAAGCGGTCGCCAAGCAAGCCACCCTTGGTTGCGCCATCTTCGCTGATTGCCGCATGAGTCGCGCCATCTGCCTCGAAGTAGTCACCGGACTGAGCAAGAGTTACGTCGCCCATGATTACACCACCAAGGATGAATTCCGAGGCGATAGTCTTGGTGATTACCTTGTAAGCATTCGACGTAACCGCAACGGTCGCAAGGAACTCAAACTGCATCCCTGCTACCGGAGTCGGCAGGGTGTAGACAACACCCTCTGCGCGATCCATCAAACACAGCGAACCAGATTCAGCCGCCGTCAGTTGACGGGTTGCCCCGACACTCTGAATGACATTCCGGTGCGCGCCTTTTTGCAGACTTCCTTCCGGGCCTGCATAACCAATTTGTTCAAGAGCCATGATGTTTTCCTTTCAGGAAGATGGATTAGGCGTTAGCCGCGCCGATGATACGGGAGGCCCATGCCGGACGGAGTGCAGCCATTCCGTACAGAATATCCACGCGCATCAGGAGTTCGTCATTGCGAATGTCCGAACCCATCCAGCAGCGAATGCTCAGACCATCCTTGTTGACTCGGACGCATTTCTGCGCGTCGTCAAGGATAGGCAGATCGGCAGTCACGAACTGGTAAGCCTCTTTGTGATACATGAGGTTCTGAACGTAGCTGGTAGAAGCCGCGCCGACGTAGGTTAGTGCCTTCGAGTTGAAGTCCGTAGTCGCCAACGCCGCACCAGCCGAGGAGCAGACGTTTTGACGCGCTCCGGTAAGGTAAATCGTCGGGGACACGGTGGTTCCACTCGTTCCGGTTTCGACAGCAGTGATAACAAACTGCTGAAGCGAACCGAGACTGGCCTTTGTCTCAGCATGGCAAGCATACACGCCGGCAATGGTGAAAACCTGTCCAACCGACTGCTTGGCAATCGCAATGTCGGTGTAAATCTTCACCAGATTGCCGCCGTCTGTAACACCGGCAGCAGCGTTGGTGTTTCCAGTTACGTCATCGCTGTTGGTCAGGCTCCACATACGGTCGTTTTCGTACCAGTCGGCCATTGCGGTGCGGCCAATCATGCCTTCGCGGTACTGTTCCTTGATCTGCGTCGAGTCTTGGAACAGACCCTTCAGACCATTGACCATACCGCCCATCGTCACGGAATCGCACATGATGAAGCGATTTCCGTCCTTGGGGGCCAGGTTTTGGTTCAGTTTGGCACGGGCAGAACCAACAGCGGCAAGATCGGCGAGTGGCGTACCAGCAGTACCGGCGACGTTGTAGGTCGCCTTGGTAGCGTAGGCAATGAAATCGGCCTCGATGCCGGACACCAACGAGGAAATCGCCGGCTGGATGTACTTGCGCGACAGTTCATCGAAAGCGCCATCGGAATCGACGGACTGGATCAGTTCAGCCGAGTTGAAGCGCATATCAACGCCGTCCTGCGTTGCGACGGTGATGGTCTGCGAGGCTTCGGCCTGATCTTGCACGGCCATAACGCGGGAACCCTGACGACGGGTGTACATGTTCGGGGACTTGACGCGCAGGGTTTGACCATGAGCGCCGCGACCCGGATCGTAGGTGAAAGACGAATCGTATTGACGATCCACGGTGCCGATGAACTGGGCCTTTTCGTGCGCAATGCGCAGCGATTCCTTGGCAACCAGATCGGTTACAACAAAGACGTTTGACATGACTTGCTCCTAATATGAGGTTATCGCCGTTTGGCGATTTGAGCCGCCCGTCGCTTGCTGAACTCGTCGTAGTCTTTCACGTCCAATAGGGACTTGATCGACGTAGCTTTCGAGCCAACCGGCGTAATGGGTGGCGTAGCT